CAAAAAAGGTGGGGGCTATGCGATCTCGCTTACCGCTGTTACATTTATTGCAAGCTGCAACCATATTCTCTGCTTGGTCAGTACCACCTTTGCTTATTGGTATCACGTGATCAACTGTAGTGGCTTCTTGTCCGCAATAGTGACAGGTGTGATAGTCGCGCTCTAATACTTCTTTGCGTACTCGTTGATAGTAAGCACTGTTGTATCTCTTGTTACTCAATGCCAGCCCTTACGATCGAAGTGAGCTAACGCTTTACAAGCATCGCCGTAGCGATGATGGATATATTTAATCGAAGCCTGTATCTGTCCCTTTGGGCTTAGGTCTCTGTACCAAGTAGAGCGCATTTGACCAAGGCCATAGTGAGAACCATTCCTAGCCTTTGGATTCCACCTTGACTCATAATGAATCAACCAATTAAAACACTCAAATTCTTTCCAACTCATTTGATTGTATGCATACAACTTCAGATTCATATCTGCTTTTGATGGCGTTGTATTTATTGTCAATAGTAGAGCTGTTATTAGCGTCGTAGCCATCAGGCGAAGACAATGGCCCTCCCTCAACCTCCGCTTTAGGGCCAGCTCCGCGCCCGCGCTATGGCGAGATGGTACTACGCTTGTCAAGTAGGCTAACATAAGTGCAGGTCAGAGCCTTTCGCTAGATCGCTATCTGATTATCTATCGCATCAATATGATCATCGATGGATCTTCTGATTGGATAAACATCATCAACCATTTACCCTTCTAACTCTAATATCTCTCTCACATCTAACTCATTTGCAGCGTTAAGCCCAATTATGGCATTTCTTAACTTTTCCCTACCGTCACCGTGGAACTTAGTTGTTAAATATGGCTCTGATTCGCTACCTTCCAACCAATCCACTGGCTCACCATTGGGATCAATAACTAAGTCATCAACGTAATTGAATTTATCCAATATCGCATCAATTGACGATTCTCTTACCGATTCAACTATTTCACTCGGCACATTGGCTTTTACCCACTCAATAAACTTACGGTCTGACTTAATAACCCATTTAAACTTCGGCTTAGTCGTCGTTATATAAGCAACCACCTCATCACCTAATTCAGCCTTTACTCGATCAGCGCCCAATTCATTCATTTGAGCCTGTAAATCGGTTCGTAGCTCATCCTTCAGCCGCTTTGCTTGGTCTGCTAACAGGCTAATCGCTGCTAGTTTCAGACTCAGATCCTTGATTGTCATTTTGCTCCCTTTTTTTCGCTCTGTTTAACCGGACTTCTAATGAAGCCAGATTGACGCCCATATCTCGGGCAATGAACTCTTTATCAAAGCCCCACTCAAGCATTTGCCGGATATATGCAATTGAGTGGGTGCTTCGTCTTACTTTGTCTTCCCTGCCCATCCATCCCCCTTGAAGTGTGTCGGTGTGGCCGTCCATATACGCCACATCAGCACTCCACAATGATTGCAGGTTATTTCTTTGGGCTTGTCGAATCCAAGAGCGACATCCTTGATTGCTTCGCATTTATCGCACTTGAACTCATATATCGGCATCGATGAACCTTTCTAAGGTGGCGTTACCGTTCCAGTAGCGTTCTTTTATGCGTTCTTGTCCATCGGCTATTTTACAGATTCGGCATTTAGCTGCTTTCATCTTGTAATTACCGCATTGGTCACAACGGATGATTTCATCTTCCCGATTAACTATTCGGTCGATTGGATCGAATAATCGCTGCTCAAAGCAGTTCTGGCACTCCATCAACCAGACCATTTCGCCTTCTTCAATCTCGGACTCGTAAGCAGTAATACCTCGATGAGGGGTCACCTTCTTACAAGGGCCGCACTTGAACGGGTGCATCTCGTTAATCATCGGTCGGCATATTCTTTGCTAACGCTTCCATCATTTCTACTGGGTGATGATGAAATACCCATTTACTGCATTCGACAGAATATAGATAACCCAAAGGAAATAACGATAAAGCTAAATCGGATAATTCTGGAAATGATATTTTCAATTCTCCAATCATTTCCGCAATGGTCTTTTTCATTTCATCGCTTTTTTCTTGCTCAAAGAATACTGCGAGCCATTCGGTTGGTGTCGGTGTGTGACTCATCGCTGGAACGTCCATTTTCCATCTGATCCGATTCTCATCCATCGAGCTGGATGGCCAGACTTTGGCGTAGGGCATACCCAACCGCGATATTCCTTGCCTTCTTTTGTGCCTTGTTTGAGCACCATTGGGCCATCGCCACCGGCACACAACGGAATCTCATCAACAATCTCAGCACCTAATTGATTGGCAATCTCGCTCACGTCCCAGACAATTGGCTCTGGGTCATTTGGTCGTTGTTCTTTCACAAATTCCGCAAGTTCGGGTTTTGTTGTCTGAATTGGCTTTTTAGGTGTGCCACTTGGTTTTGCAAAAAATCCAGCAAGGTTAAGAGCTCGACCCAACGAGCCAGTCTCCGCCAACTCAAGTGCATACTGCTTTTGTTTTGACTCGCTACTAAGTCCCGTTGTCCAAGCCGCAGGATCAGCCTCAGTCCTATAAAGCTCAGTCTTAACAATATAGACATCACAATTAGGCGTAAGTGACTCCTCCAAGACGTGAGTCTTGATTCGATAATCTGGATACGCATTGATGAACTCTTTCAATCGGTCTTGCACACTTACATAATCATCGAGGTAATTCGACATTTAACTTCTCGCTCCCTGCGAACTGTTCGATCGCATAATCTAATTGTTCTTTTAATGACCAGAACGTTCCGTCCGGCCAGTTCTGCACGTCATTGGCGCAAGGTTGGCAATAGAACCGCACTTGAGCCCTTCGGATAGGTGTCTCTGATTGAACGCGCCATACTGCTGGCGATTGGGCCAACGGATGCCAAGACCCGTCTTTCAATTGGCCCCAGCGGCTTTTGCATATATCGCACCATTGGCGCGGATTATGATTCCGAGTCAGACTCAACGTCATCCCAATCTTCTGGTGTAGAAAATCGGCATCGACCCAAGATAGCGGCGTATCCAATGAGATCGAGATACGAATCTTCGCGCTCTGGACTTTCCAAAATTCTGCTGAGTTTGGTTGCGATAAACACAAGCGCCACGTCAGATGGGTCTCTGAGCTGAATACCGAGCAGTCTCGCGATTTTGTAAATGCGTAATAAATTGTGCCTCGGGTCGCCATATTCCAGCCCCCTGTCATCGAGGGTGTCACCAGCGTCCGAGAGCCAGTCACTTAACGATCTCTCTGACATATTGCACCGAGGCCCTTCCTCGCTTGAAACCCTCATTAAAGGCTTTTGCTCTGACAGAGACATAAGCGCGCCAAAGAATGAACTGGACGCTAATGATTGCGGCAAAAATGATTGCGTCTGAGTATCTACTCCACATCTGCACTCACCCCAAATCGATCTAACCAATATGCCGAGATTTCTTCACGGCTTAGACGACCGCGAGCAGACTTGCGCCCAAGTGATTCAATTGCGTATCTGCGGATTATCTGGCCTTTAACGTAATTAGCACCATCAGACCAAGCACCCGAAGTAGAATCAAATCGAATTACTTTCGGATTATTTATCATTTACTCTCCCTTCTAAACCCTAGAAAATGGATTTAGTGGGATAAATGTATTTAGGAAAATCTATTTAGACAAGTAACAGCTCGGCGTGTTGAATATCAAGGAAGCCGCACTCTTTCTGGATTGTGCCTCGATTGGCGAAGTCAGTCTTGTCGGGAAGTGGCCGTAATTGCCATTGTGGGGCCTTTATAGCCCCTAAATCGAACTGATAGACCCCGTGTGGGGTAGAATTGATGTAAAGCGTCTTAGCGCCCGTTCTAGCCCTTATTTCGGCCAAGTAATCCCACTTCTTCTTCTCAATCAAAAGAGTTGGGTAATGGGTGCGGCGACACTTGAGTTCGATATAGGCGTCGTGGGTGATGCCGTCGTGCTTGTCGGTCGGTGAAACTGGCGTAAGGTCGGGATATACGGCCTTTAACGCCTCAAATAGTTCAACCTCGCGAAGATAAATTTATTCGTCCTCATCCTCATCGAAGTCCGGCTTTCGTATCGGATCATCCATCGGGACTATCCAATCGGGATAAGAGGTGCGATCCATAGCAAAAGCCAGTGCAGTGCCTTCATCCATCCCAGCTTTGCGGCAAGCCATATAAACCTCATTGGCGGCAATAGCCCAAAAATCCAGTTTAGTCAGTGGCGTTTCTTTCGTCGTTTTGCGACGTTTTGCCACCTTTTTAACTGGCTTCTTAACGCGTTTTCTTGTTGCCACTTCTAGACGCCTTTGGTTGGAGGGCTAATTCTAACTGAGACTCCATCTTGTCGAGGCGCGACACAATGGGAATGTTTTCAAGTTTGATTATGTAACGAAGGCCAGCAATTAAAAGGGCAATTGATCCGAGGACTGAGGCAACGAATCCAGCGATGGTGTTTGCATCCATTACCGGACTTTGCCATAACGCTCGTAATTAGGGTTGAGCCAATTAATCACGGAAGGCAACACACTCACAAGAGCCGCATTGAGGATGTAGTCGGGTTGAAGACCCACTGAGAGGTATGTCGATAGAGCCGTCGCGACGAATGTCTTCGCCCACGTTCCCGCCATCAGTTTCAATTCTTGCATTTTTGTCTCCTTCGAGGTCGAACCAGCTGCCGTCTTTGTCTCCCAAAGTTGTAAAGCTGACGTGAAAGTGATGGCGATGGGGATTAATTCCCTTGTATTTACGCCATTTCCAATTAAGAATCGGTGAGGAAATACGGCCATCGAAAATCAAATACTTAATTCGTTTATCTCCGCGTTTGGCGCATTGGCGAATCTTTTCTACTAACGAGTGAGCTTCTTCCGGATGAGTTCCCAAATCGCTTGTAATATCGATCGCCCTAACGATTCCGTTTGCATCAGGAT